AACAAGCCCCGCCCATACTCAAGCTTTTCGATAAGAGTCTTGAGGCTCAAGTAATTATTAGTGAATCCGCCACCAGACGAAGTCCCCGTCATGGTCTGGGGAACTCCCAGTCCACCGTAAACCGCATTCAGTACAGGACCGTACTTCTCATTGCCCAAGAAGTGATAAATTTGGCTAGTAGACTCTTTAAAGTCTAGCTCTGGACCCCAAACTAGGTCCATGGTGCCACCGCCCACATTGCTGGCGAGTACGTCTCTGAGCTTGTCTACTGCTGCTCTGGTGGGGGCAATTTTGTGCTCAAGACTACCCAATCGCCAAAGACGAATATTGGATATGGCTCCGTCGAGAGCAGACATATCGGCCAACTTCATCTTCTCCATCATGGTGATATCATCCAAGATGGCATGGATCATAGGGTTGGCCCATACTGACCAATCATCCTTCTTGTAATGATACACAGAGAGTCTGTCAGACTCCAATGGGAAGAACTCAGCCCCATCTAGGATCATTTTCCTTACTGGTGGGGATAGTTCCTGTAAAAAGGATGGGTCGTTCTTCTTTGCAGCAATCGCATTTTTGGTTTTGGAGGAGATCCTGATCTTGTAGGTCTTATTTCCGCCAAAAATGTCAGAATAATTCCCATCTACCTCTACAGTCAAGGGATTAAGAAAGTCATACCTAAATGGTATTACCCTTCTCTCGGCCTTGGACATATCCTTTTGGTCTTTTTTGGATATCTTGCCATTTGCTCTATAAACAATCACATTCCCAAGCCGATATAGGTAGTTAAGAAACCTCTCGGATCTTTCTGCCCCATTTACTTTCTGCCACCATCTGCGGTAGAATCTCTCGATACTCTTATTGGTATGGGAGATCCGAATGCCCTGAGAAGCAAAATCGCCCATCAAGTCAATGACTTGCTTGATAAGGCCGACATTGTCATAAGCCTTGGCACACTTACGCATGATAGCTTTGGTGTCACCCTCAGGAGACTCAGATGGGCGAAACCCATAATAATCTTCTCGGCTATACTCGTCACGAACCGATATGTTGGGCTCTATCGACAGGTAGCGACGGTTGCTGGCTGAAGTAGTCATCAGTCCGGTATACGAGGCAAGAGCCAAGTCTTGCACTGCGGGAGATTCTGCTGGAGGCTTCTTTTTTACTGGCATTTGTGTGTTCCGATTGTAATTGGATCGTTCTACAATCTAATTCGCCCAATACCAGCCAACAGGCTCAATATCCGCCATATGCATCTTCTGCTCCTTTGAACCAAAGCGGAGCTATGTAGGCCAACTTTGCCCTTTTACCGACCACCCCACTGGAGAATCCCCCATAGCTTTCATATGCTGCTGGGCCGCTCAGAGAGAAGTTTCTGGCTCCCATATTGGCCATCAGTAAAGCAGAATACCTGTCCTTCCTCATCTTCTTCTTTTTGTTGGCCCCAACTTTAATGTCGGGAGTGTCCCAGCGATCTCGACCGTTTGGGGTTTTGGTGATTTCGATTAAGACTAGCTCGTTCTTCATTTCTTCAATCTCCATGACGCAGTCTTCCAGTGTGTCATAAAGCTTATTATTGACCTTGTCCTGCTCTGCCGCTAGACCCAGAACAATTGGGTCAAACTTTGGAAACAGGAGGATCTTATCCTCTAGGTCTTTTCGCATGCCGTGATTGGCCTCAGAGGTCCATTCCGCCTTGGCGAAATTGACTAGCTCAATAATGTGCAAGCCAGCCTCATCATCTGTGGGCTTCTCTTTATCCTCATCAATAACAGGCCAAAAGGGAAGTTCTCCCGGATGAAGATTAGAGGTTTCATGGAGTGCCTCGTTTACTGCTATCCCGCCGCCCTGAGAGTCCATCATGATTCGTTCTATTTGGAATGCACGCATCAGCTCTCGGATCTTTCGAGCGGCGTAACTATAAAAGTTATCCTCAGTGGTTAGGCCAAGCTTGACTCTTTCCGAGTGGGATTGCCGCGTAGTGGTCCAGCAATGGACAATTCTCCTATGATCTTTGTGGAGTTCGAGAATCACAATACAGAAATTGTCAATTTCAGAAGCTGGGTCGATCGCCATAATGTATCTGCCAGAGGGAGATCCTTTCAGCATCGCATCAAATACAACAGTGCCGGATGGGAGACTAACCTCATTATGCTCGTTAGTAACGCAGGATTCGATCAAGCTACGCTTGAAGAACCCATTACTGTCTGTAACAAAAATCGCTCCCCATTCCATATTAAAAATGCCGCTATGAACAGACGCCTTAGATCTGGCTATGTTTCCCTCATCCATAAAACCCTTGGGGAGAACCTCGTATGGTATTCTGATTACTGAATAATCCCTCCAATTAAAACCATCTGGAACCCCCTCTGGAAATATCTCTCTGACCCTTCTTGGGTCACCCTTTGAGTTAATAATCTGCTTATACTTCCTCCAATAGTCGGCAAAATGGTTAAAATCGTAGAAGGCCGTTCCACAGAGGATAATCTGATTGCCCATAGCGAGATCGCTTGCACCAAGCTGTGATAGATCAATCCCTCTTTCCCGTGCCATCTCTTCAGAGGCTATACGCCTAACTACATCGGCTGGAGCAGCAGAAACGTTGCCGAAACCAGCAATGACGGTTTCGAAGATCTCTCGGGAATGACTAGAAAATTCTTCAATCAAAAGGTCTTGGCAGCGATATCCTCGGATCTTTTCCCCAGTACCAATTGGAATACAGGTTATAGTAGATCCATTTATTGTAAACCTACACATGTCTGGAGATCTAGTGGGGCCGCTATCCTGATCTACCAAGTCTCTTAATACTGGAGCATTCTTCCAAATAGTCTCCATATATTCATGGATGAACTTAGACTGCCTGAAAGCCGCCCCTGCCACTAGAATTCTTCGGTTTGGCATGATCAGGGCTCGCATCAGAGAGTATAGTGCGAGCATAAAACTCTTAGAGCTTCCTCGGCTCCCGATAAGCATAGGGTATTTCCTAACCCATAATTCTTGAAGAACTACATTCTGAAACGGAAGTATATCGACATTCAGAATGTGCTTACAGAGAAATGCGAAGTATTCAGGCTGAGAAAGAAGCCATGCTATCTTCTTCTCAAACTCTAAATTGTCATCAGTCCTGAGTATGTCTAGAGGATTATATGCTGGCTCTTGCTTGACATATTTCGTTAAGTATGCTTCGTTAAGCTCTCTCAAGACTTCTTTGGTTAATTTTTCCAAGCTATACTCTGTTTCGCTAAAATCGAAGATGGGCGAGAGGCCCACAGTAAAATAGAATGGGCCGACTTGCCCCTTGTATCCAGTTACGCCCTAGTCAACCAGACGTTCAGCCTGCGACACAAAGAATGCTCGACAGCGAGACGCCATAATTGGTCTGACTCCGATTACTTTCATGCCACGTTGATCGGCTGAATCAATGATTCTAGTTTTGATTTTGTTGCATATCCGCCAAACCCCAGCCTCTTTGATTTGATCGCTTGATAGTTGGCTTATTATTCTGACAAGTGCCGCCCCGCCAAGCATCTCTAGGTGATTCTGACCACTAAACTGCCCTGTTTCATACTTGAGGATGTCATCAATCTCATATTCGATTCCAAGCCTCCATTGCCAGTCCTTGTCGTCAGAGGATGTGACAGCAATGATTGCTGTCTCACAAATCTGGCTTGCCACTGTATGAACTCGCCAGTATTGAATAAGTGGCCATATCAGATAAAGACCCGGACCTTTTCGTCGCCCATATCGGCCAAACCAGAAGCAGGCCGACTCTTCCATTGGACCAACAATCGTTGGTCTTGGCAACAGTTCCCAAATGAACTGGATGATCTGAGTCAGTAAATCAAGCATCGTCATCCCTCCAGCAGCGTGAACTTATCAAACACGTAGTTTTGGGCAGATCTTCTGTTCCCACAAAATACTACTGGGATTATCTTGTTAACCTTGGATATCAATGTCGTTAGATGTCGCCCATTTATTCTAAGCTCTGCCCAAGCATCGATCTTGACCCCACTCTGCTTGCCAGCAGCAACCTCATACTTTGATGGCCATCTGAATCTTGGAATGCCTGAATTCTCAGGGAATGAGTGTATGTCAGCTTCAGAGAACTCCATAACGCACTCGGCACTCTCTAAAAGGGCCAGCTTGTCTAGTTCCCTATGGAATCTTTCAAGGTTCTTGGTCCTGCCAAGATTCATATAGATTTCGCCAGAGGAGGCTTTCCTCTCAACAGCATAGCGGCCCAGTAAAAAAGAAGTCGTGTAATCGCCACAATCAAGCTTCTTCTTGGTCACGGTCTCTGGGAAGAAGTCCCAGCAATGCTTCTCTCGCGTGTCAACTAGGATTTCCATGCTTCCTTTCCTCAATGATCTCTCTCACTGTGAGATATCCAACATAACATTGGACTTGGTCCTCATCATCTTTTACAGCTATCGCCGTGGCAGTCACCAGAATCTGACGATGATTAATTTTGTCAATTATTGTATAGTCACAGTCATAGGCTATATCATTAGCAATTGAGTACAACCAATGGTCATTCACCCTTTTTCTGTCAGATTCGTGAATGGCTTGTAGCCATCCAAACCCCCTCATATCCTTCGAGTCAAGGTTAAATAGGTCATTGAGGTATTGGCTTGTCCATGTTGCTCGTCCCTTGATGTCACAAATGAAGACCCCGATTTGTATATGCCTCTCTGCAATCTGCTGCCTAAGTTCGCAGACCTCATAGGAGGTTTGAATTGCGTCGTGAACGGCCTTAATAGCTTCTGCGGGATTTTCACCAAACACGACATAAAAACGATCCCCAAGCACAAAAGAGCGAATTGCATTTTTAATATACCTTTTACATTTGAGTATGAAGGCAAACGCCCCACATACTATGACTGAGACGGTTCCGTAATTTTCCATCAGGGTTTTAATTGTGTCCACTTATGATGCTCCTGAATAGGGAGACATAATGATGCTCCTTATCTTTGATTGAATCGTGACAGGCTTTACATAAGGTGATACAATTTGACAATTCAAACCGTAAGGAGCTGGCGTCAGTCCACCTCTCTATGTGGTGTACCTGAAGTCTCCTCTTCAACCCACATCCGGGCATCTGACATTTCTTTTTGTCTCTTTTTAGACAGGCTAATCTGACCTCCTTAAAAACTGGGCACTCGTAGTTTCGCTTAGTCATCATCTAGCCCTACTGTATCGCAATTAAGTAAAATACGATCTACCTTAGAATCAGCAAAGGTATGGAATGAACCAAGTT